CTAAATGAATCTATTCGATAAAATGGGATTGGATATTGCTGAGCTTTTAATGCCTTGGATAGCTGTTCTTATTTCTATAACTGTAGCATTTTGGTTTAAAGACTTTGTACAAGGTCTTGTGCAGGGAATGAAGTTTCGATTCAACCCAGCATTTAATGAGGGAGATAAAGTTATACTCAATGATCAGGACGCAATTATCGTAAGAATCGGCTTACGAGAAACAGTGTTCGGCGTGTACTCAAAAAAAGGATATGTATGGAGATATATACCTAATAATAAAATTCAAACATTAAAATTGGAGAAAATTATTAATAAGGATTTGCATTTAGATACGGATGCAGAAAAAGGGAAACGCTTACAAGAAATGATCGATAAATCTCAGAGTGAAAAAATTCAACAAAATAAAGATGCCATTGATAACATCAAAAATGGCAGAAACTAACATCATAGACAAATCTCATATAATTGCAAATCTCAAGGAAGTTTACGATCCTGAGATAAGTGTCAATATATATGATTTGGGATTAATCTATGATATAAAAATTAATCAGGATGAATATTCTGTAGAAATAACGCACACATTAACAAGTGCTTTTTGTCCATTTGCTGACGAAATAGTTAACGACATAAGAACGGCGGGGTTGGTGAAAGGTGTGCGATCAATCGACATTATAACAACATTTAATCCACCATTTACACTAGAAAGTGTACCAGAGGAAACAAGGTTACTAATGGGGTGGTAATAAAGGAGAGAACAAGTATGAATAAAGTTATTACTCTTGCTGCGGCGGGCATTATAATGGCCACACCAGCAATGGCTGCAGGGCCTATAGCATTGAATCTGTCAACAGATACATCGTATAATTTAGACACTGAAGTTGTGACAACAGAAGTTGGCATAACAGGAACAGTATTAAATCTATCTGCTGGTATTACACCAACAGTTAACTTAAATGACCAAGAAATTACGAATATTAAATTAGATGTTTCGTATGGATTTTCTATAAATGATACAATTTCTGTTACACCATATGCAGAAGCAAATTGGGATACGGACGGAAATGCAGGCGATCAGATTATTGGAATTAAAACATCGCTTGATTTTTAAAGTTTATAATATAAGTACAGGGGAGTTTTTTCTTCCCTGTACTTGACTTTTTCCTTTGAGTATAGTAATATGGTTGTTATGTTAGGAGTGAAAAATTATGATAATGAATACTAAACAAACATCAGAACGTATGCAAGAAATAATGCAAACAATAGATAAAAGTATTATGCTATGTGATGATGAAAATGATGTATTAATGTTGGCTTGCGGTATGTTGCAGAGATGTCAAGAAATATTTGACTTGCAGTTAGGTGAAGAAGGCCGTAAAAAAATAATGAATAATTCTTGAGAATTGATAGTGAATAAAATGGAACGTCACCAACTGATTAAGGAAATCAACAAACTTCTTACAGAAAACGGTGGGCGAATGCCCGAGACTGAGGTTTGTCAAATTCTTAATATCAAATCATTTGACATTCCTTGGGGTAATCACCAAACTTGGGCGAGAAGTTTTCAGGCAAATCAAACTTTTGATCTAATCCAGAATAAAAATAGAGCTCTATTCTTAACAGTGAAAAAGGATACAGACGATGAATGATACTAATGATGTAATAGTGAAAGTGAATAATTTTATAACTGATGGTGAAATAAAAGTATTGCGTCAATATTGTGAAGGTACTGAAGTTAATTGGAATGTTGGTGGGCAACCACCTGATACCGTTTGGTATAATCGTGTTGTTCAAGCATCACAGTTACCGAGAACAAGTCCGATACGAAGATTATTATATACTATTGCAGCAAGAACACGACGACAAATAGAAACCTATGGTACAGGCCCTCTTTATCTACAAACACTTCAAATCGTAAAATGGCAAAAGGGAGATAATTTAGATCCACCTCATGCAGATGCAGAACACGTAGACCCTAACTATCCAAAACCACATCCCTTTCCAATGCGACATTATAGTGCTCTCGTATATATTAATGATGATTATGAGGGGGGTGAGATATATTTTGTCAATCAAAACCTCAAACCAAAAATAGAGCCAGGCATGCTCGTTCACTTTACAGGAAAACGAGAAGATTTACACGGCGTAACTGAAGTTACTCGCGGTTTACGATATACTATTCCTATGTGGTTTACTAGAGACAAACAATTTGAAATGGAAATACTACCAGAAGAAAGAGCATTATAATGGACGACATGCTTGACAGTTTCAGTATACAAAATTTGGTAAAGGATGAATTTAAGATTATTGCGATACCTCATTCTGGTGCTGATTATAGTTGCACACAACACTATGAAAGTTTAGTAGGAAAAAAATGGCGTGAATGGTTTAGTGACCATGCGTATCTCTGTTTACCTCTTACTATTGGTAATCAATATGGATTTGTGGTAAAATCTAATCATACATTTGATGTAACATGGAATGGTGGTAGAGGTATTGACGCAACTACCGTAAATATGGGAGAAGATTTTAATAATGATTGGAATGGACAACATATTCATTCTCATTTTGGTCTTGGTATTGTAACAATTCAAAATGGATTTATACTACGAACATCCGATAAAGTAAATCTTATGACAATCAATCCACCAAATTATTTCATAGATGGTCTAGCACATATGACAGGTGTGGTGGAGTGTGATAATCTACGCAGAGACTTTACATTTAATCTGAAACTTACACGTAAAAATCATACAGTATCAATAAAAAAAGGTGATTGGATAGGGTGCTTCATACCTATTCCCCGATATTTTGTAGAAAATCATGAAATGATTGATGCCAAGGATTATCTATCTCCTAAAGTTATCGAAGAAGAACGTCAAATTTCAAAGGCCTTTGGTGAAGAAAGAAAGGGAGAAGATTTAAAAAAGTCTCATCAAGCTGGACGTAGATATTTTAACGGTGAAGATGCTTATGATAATAAATTCAAAGACCATCAAAAGAGAATAAAATGAATAAAAATGCATTGATGTTTAATCTGCATGTTGAAAATAAAAACTCCATGCATTACTATTCTATGTTATATTATGCATTAGAAACATTAGAGAAAGTTTATGATGGAACATTTGATGTTGTTGTTCATTATAAAATTAAAAATTTTGAATTTGAAAAAGAATTTCACTTGGATAAATTCAATATTTATAGACAATTTTTGTTTCCTATTTACATTGAAAGTGCATATTCTGATCAAGATGGTTATATGGCTAAATGGTATGCTTTGCAAAAAACATTTGAACTTGGATACGAAAAGGTTTTTATGATTGATGTTGATGTAATATTTTGTGGCAATTTTTCATACATGTTTGAGAAATATGGAAACAAAAATGTTGCTCACATAGGATCTGATGGATGGGATTTAGATAGAGGTGGATATAGACCAATACTAGGAAGAAAGGGTATCTCTAGTGAGAGCGAAATTATTCTTAGAAAAGCTGTTCAACCTTTAGATACATTTTTTGAACGAGCATTAGAACATAGAAGAAAATTAATACAAAAATCAGAAGAAATGATGAAAAATGGACAAGTAACAGAAAAAGTACATAATATGTTTAAATTTTTCAGTGAACAATATGCTGGAAATTTTGCAGTACAAGACCCTTATGATCCTGATAATATTCCAGAAGAAAAAAAATTTGTTTCAATGCAACATGAAGATTTAGTAGAAACAGATGAATCTAATTACTTACATCCTGATAGATTTAATGAAACAAATAATCCCCCTTATTATTGTTTAAACATAAAAGATAATATAACACGAATAACAAATATAAGAACTAAAATTATTCATTATTCAACGTATCAAGCACCTATATATGTTCCAAAAAGATTATTTACAGATGTATTACGAGATGGCTTACAACGAGAAATAATAATAGAATGGACAGACAGAATAAAAAAATTAAATGGACGTAATTATAAATCACAAGAAGGAATTACAAGTGGAAAAATGGTTGACAGTACAGGGAAAATTATTAAGGAATAAAAAATAAAATGGATGAATTTTATGAAATATTTCCGACACCTGTTGCCCTGTACAAATACAAGGACTCTATAGATGATGAATTGAACTATCTCAAATCTATACAATACATATCCAAAAAAGACCCAACAGCATCTAATAGATCAACAAATAGTTTTCTATTTGAACAAGAAGAGTTGAGGAACATATATGTTTTTGTAAATAAATCTTTAGAAGATTACGCCAGAAGAGTGCTTGCAACTGATCAGTTACTTACGGTGACGCAATCGTGGTCAAATAAAAATATCAAAGGCGCAAGTCATCACGACCATGTGCATCCCAATTCAATAGTCAGTGGAGTCTTTTACTTTCAGACAAGTAGTTCTACACCGATAATATTTAATAAAACTAATCAACATTCGTTTGCATTTGAACCAATTAAATTTAATACGGTAAATTCAAGTCAGTTTAAACTTGAAGTTAAGGCTGGTGAATGTATTTTATTTCCTTCTAATTTGAGACATAATGTACCAGAAAATAAATCGAATGAAGAACGTATTAGCATGTCATTTAATACATTCTCTCTCGGCACTTTGGGAATAAAAGAACATTTGACGTATTTAAACATAAAAGAGTTGGTAGAGTACATAGATAAAGGATAGGAATCATGAAATTATTTGATTATGTAACAGTAGAAAATCTTATTCCCAAAGACGTATGTGAAACCGTTCTCAAACAAATTGAACAAAGAGAAGAATGGAGGCCACATACATGGTATAATAATAAAAATGACTCTAGACATTCAGAGGAAACAAAAGAGCTAGATATACTTCCTACAGATTACAATACACAACAAATGATGACACCGATTATATTACAATCAATTGAAAAATATATGGCGCATATTGGTTCTTCAAATAACTTTATCAAAACCTTTACACCGATACGCTTCAATAGATATGCGGAAGGGCAAATCATGAGAAGGCATCATGACCATATACATGATGTATTTGACGGAAAACATAAAGGTATACCGATATTGTCCCTTGTTGGCCTTCTGAATGATGACTATGAAGGGGCGAAAATGATTGTATGCGATACTGAATTTCCCATGAAACGCGGTGATATTATCATCATGCCCAGTGTGTTTCTCTATCCGCATGAAATTACGGAATGTACAAAAGGTACGCGGTACTCATGGGTAAGTTGGGCCTTTTGATTTATGGAAATCAATCGAATTGACTTATTTTCCACGCCTGTATGGAGTGCTACACTCAAGGACATAAACCTTTTGGACATCAAAAAACATGTTCTGCAACTTCAGAAGAATGATAAGAATGGTGTGCAAATTACAAATCAAGGTGGTTGGCAAAGTTGTGCATCAAATATTTTTCCGCCATATAAGCCATTTTCACAACTAAAAAATTCAATTTCAATCGTAATAAACACATGTACTTCTTATATGGAATTAGGACTTTCACTTGAATTACAAAATTATTGGTTTAATATCAATGAATATGGCGACTATAACGATCTTCATAATCATCGTGGCGCTATTCTTAGTGGTGTCTTTTACATAGATATTCCTCAAAAAAACTCAGGTCATATAAGATTTCAAAGAGATGATGATATAGACTATTATATTCCACATAATCTTATAAAAAGATACAATTTAAACACTGGATCATCCGTATCCTATGCACCAAAAAACGGTAAATTATATGTTTTTCCATCATGGTTAAAACACGCAGTAGAATCAAATCGTAGCCAAGAATCACGTATGAGTATGAGTTTTAACTACGGCCTATAATTTAGTGTGACATTTATATCACACAATCCATGTCGATTTTACTTGACAATATTTCTTTTTTATGATAATATGTATTATAAACTGAAAAAAGGATAAAACAGTGAGTGAATTTGATAGAATTTACAGTGAAAAATGGGAAGAATTGGTAAAAGGTGGTGTTTCTCCTACAGAAGCAAACATTCGAGCCCATGTATATGCAGAAGAGATAACAGGAACTTTTGTAGATCTTCCTGTCACTCGTTTTGAGGCCTTTGATGAGGATGATGGTGATCGAGGGTGGTCAGATGAACTTTACGAAAACATGGAATTTGAAAAAGCAGATGAATGGTATGGAGAATAAAACAATGAAAGAATTTGATTACGGATATGGCTCTGCGAAAGCGGAAATAGAAGAATTTGGAATGGATGATGATATGAAAGAAGTGTTTGAAATATACACTGAAGATCCAGAAGATTTTCTAAACATTGTGCCTGGCACACTCAAAGGTATGTATCCAGAGTTTACAAAGGGTTACATGCAGTACTGTAAGGAGTATATGAACAAAAATGGGTAACTACACAATATATGAAGTAAAGCAGGCGATGATCGGAAGATATGGTAAAGCGGACTCCGAAGCGCTTGCACTACTGAAAGCTCAGGTCTATGAGGGTACAGTAGATCGCAATGCACTTTGTAGAGTTGGTTATGGTAAACTCAAT